TTAGGCCTGTAGATTGCCGTCTGTGAAGCCCATCACGCCGGAAGAGCCGTCAGGCATATAGCCTTTTACAAGCCACGTCTCAGGCCAGCCAATACGCGGATCCGGCCCAACGCCGTGGCGCTCCAGCTTTACGTCCGTGATGGGCGCAATAACCACGCACTCATTGAGGTGCGCTTTAAGTGCTTCGGCCGTTGCAGAAATGGTGACGCATTCTGCCATCGATTCGGCAAGCCCATTGCGGTGGGGACGAAAGCGGATCTGTGGGATGGTGCGGGGAGCTTCCCGAACCCGAAACTTGGCTTGAAGGCTGGCGCTGCCAACAGTGCGCTCCTGCATCACGATCAAATCGACCAGCTCCGCGTCAGGCACGGCCTCGCCTTCGATTACGAGCCGCACAGCATTGTAGCTATGAAGTGAGGCGACGGGCTTGACCCCGATCGCCTGCAGCAGCGCCAAGATTTCGGACAGGCACTCAGGCGAAATGTCGATTGCGGATCTCATGGCATCTCCTTCGATGTCGTAAAACAGGCCGTCCCATTCGTCCGTGATGGCCTTCCACGCCGCCGTCTTTTGCGCATCGTCGTCAAACTCCCAACGGTCAAAATCGTCAGCCACCGCTTGTTTCAGAAGGTCAATACTGAACGATCGGTGCCCGCTGCGATTGTTGGTCGCCTGGATCTTCTCAGCCCAATACTGCGGATTGATACGGTCGCCGCGAAAGAACGTGAACATGTCCGCCGTGCGGGCAAAGACAAAACAGCCCATGTCTCCGGAGATGCAGAGGTAGCCCGGCCACGTCGTGATGTCGAAGTGGTACACAGAGCTTCCGCCTTGAGAAAAGCGGATGTGCCGGAAAACCCCCTCGTCCTGCTTAATGTGCATGACGTGAGCATCAACGTCCCGCAGAAATCCGGCCTTGGCCTTGTCGAGTTTTTCGTAATAGTCGCTCATCACGCCCTCCCACTCTGCTGGGGCTGGCCTTCGAAGCGAGCGACGACCTCCTTGAGCGCGACGACGACGTCTTGGCGCTGACCGTTCGACACGTAGTTGGTGCGCTGACCTTCGGGGCCGTCGAATGGGAAGACCAGCAGAACAAAGCCGTTCTTCTTCGGCTTCCCCTTTTCGTTCAAGACCTCGTCCAGGGCCGACGCCATCGACTGCATCATGTTCTTGGTGTCAGTCACGGTAGGCTCTCTTTCCGCACTTTGTGCACTGGTAGCTTGTTCCTGGCACAAGCGCCTGAAACTTGGTGGGACGGTACTCGTGGCGGCAAAACCATTGGCGGATCGCGATCAGCAGTTTCATGGCTGGCTCTCCGTGGCGGCGCGAGGATCTCGATAGGCGAAAGGCTCTGGGATGGGGTCGCCGTCTTTCAGTGGCGCTCCATCTGGTCCGACATAGCTTTCGCGCTCCGGCCCGCAGCAATCAGCGTGGATGTGGCCGGTGTCGTCTGCCATCCAGTAGACCAAGTCACCGTCTTCAAACGGCTCACCGCACGCTTCGCAGATCTCGGCTGGCTCCTCTGGTGCGGGCTCAAGGACGCGGAGCAGATTTGCGAACTCTTCGCGCGCGCCGATCTTCGGCCAGATGATGCAAAGGCGGCTCTCTACCAGATGCAAAACCGCATCAACCTGGGCGTCTGAAAGTCCCAGCACATGTTTCTCGGGTGATGGTGCTGTGGCCGCATCGATGCGAGCGCGGATCATTGCAGCGATCTTGTCGCGACGGCGATCTGCTCCCGGCTCTCGCGATGCGTCGCTGCCGTAGCCCAGATAGTTCATGATCTCGCGAGCGGTGTCGGTGTCATCGACCGTCCAGTCGCCCCATTCCACACGTTGAGCGGGCGATGCTGAGATTGCCGCGTCGAGCATAAAGGCGACATCAGCTATGGTGACGTTGTTGCCTTTGCCCCTGTCATTGATCGCCTTGCATGCGGCTTCTATCATGTGCTTCGGAGCGTTCGCGGTCTCCAAAGCTCGCACTGTCTCCACCGCCACATGTGATGAGGGTGGTGGGGGCTGGACGGGCTCGGCAAACTGTTGCAGTTCCTCGCTCACGTACTCAGAGATAGAACGAAGCTCAGGGCACAGCTCCTCGACAAGCTCAAGAGCAGATGCCGGGTATATCTGCACCGGACCCAGCGGCTTATCCAACTGCACGCAGACTCCGTCCGGCGTCTGCTCGGTGCTGTAGAAGCCTACAACGCGACCTTCCCACCAAGAGCCGGAGCGCTTGCGCACCAGGTCGCCGATCGAGAAGGCGCTCTTTGCCTGTAGCGTCTTCACAGGCTGGACAGCGATTATGTCACCCGGCGCCCTAGCGGCCAACGCCTGCAGCTCGGCCAGTTCGTCGGCGCTCATGTCGAGCATGACCATCGGGGCCGACGTCGCCTTACCAGTTGCGACAAGCGCCGCATTCCAATAGTGCCAGCCGGCGTTGATAACTTCGTCCTGGTAGCCGTCCTCGCAGCGAACAAGGGCCTCTGTGCGGATCTCGATCTCTAGAAAGCCGCTTTCTTTCAGGCGCTGGACGACGGCCGCCTCGAACTTCTTACGATTGTCGCTCATTGGGCCGATCCTTGCGCTTTCCGCAGAACAGTAGGCGACAGGATGTCGCCGCCGATCGAGCGATAGGTGAGTGAGCCGTTCTCCGGCTTGAACGTGCCATCGATGAACAACTCGGGCCCCTCCGCGAGGAAGCGGTCGACGTGCTCGGGGTGGATAGCAAGAACGGAGACAATGTGGCCGGCCGCCTCAAGCGCAGGTTCCCCTGACTGCCAACCAACGGCGGATGCGACGTCAGCGATGCGCTTGATCACTAAATGCGGGGATATCGGGGCTGGCAAAACGTCGCCATTGGTTGGCCAGAAAGTGACCGTCTCTCCGCGGCTCGTACACTCAACGATCCATTCGGCAATGTTTCCGTCATTGGCCTCGATCGGAGCGTGGCAGCTGATCAAATGACCATCCGCGTCGCGGCTTTCCGCTTGCCAGCCTTGCCCGCGCACCTCTGCGCTTGTCTGTAGGTTCACCGGGAATGGGTTCTTCATCTCATGATCCTCCTGGATCTCAGTTTGCGTGAATGGCCGCTGCCGGTTCGTCCGGAGCGGGATTTGTGTGTGGGCTTGGCTGACGGCCCGTGTCGCATCGCCTGCTTCTGCTGCCGGCGCTTACGGCGGGTGTGGTGGCGCGGCATCAGGCTGCCGCCTTAGTCTGGAACTGGTGGCGATCGGCGAGCGCGTATCCCTGACCCCACACTGTTTCGATCAGGATCCCGTAGGGTCGCAGCTTCTTGCGCATCTTGCAGATGAAGACGTCGACGATCTTCGGCTCGATCTGGTCATCGGCGCGGTCAGAGTAGAGCGCCGCCATGATCGATTCCTTGGTGGCCATATCCCGCGTCATCAGATGCGCGAAAACCCGCGCCTCCTGCGATGTAAGCCGCCATTCAACTGGGACCGTCCATGCGGGCGTCAGAATGCTCTCCAACTGCCGGACACGCTCCTCGAGCGTTGCGATGCGGTCGCGCAAGGTAGCCACGATGTCATCCATGAGCCGACCTGCCGTCGAGTGTTACCAGCCTGTACCCCACGAACCGCTCCCCTTTGACGTCCAGCCCGTGACGGCGCAGCTTGCGTCGCATTTTGCTGATGTGGCTCTCGATCGTGTTCATCGCCGGCGGCTCGGCGAGCCAGTGCCCATAGGCCGCGGCGAACACGCTTTCCTTTGTGGCCAGCGGCCGGGCTTTCAGATGGCAGAAGATGCGGATTTCAGTCGCCTTGAGCCCCCACTCTATCGGGGGCACAAACTCGGCCGGAGCCAGCGCATCGAGAAGCTGCCGCACGCGTTCGCGCAGCATCTCGATCTCGACGCGCTGGGTCTCGACCAGGTCATCCATTGCGCGGCTTCCGGCGGTTCATGAAAATCACCGAGGCATAGGCGCGCCAGAACGGGACTTTGCGCTCTACGGCAAATCGCTCAGCCTCCGCCTCGAGCGCTTCGCCCTTTGCGCTGATCACCAAGGCGATTCGATCAGCATCGATCGCGCCCTGGTATTCCTTCTCGAAGAGCAGGCGCTCGACGGCTTTGATCATGTGCGCTGAGACCGGTGCCGCATTCGTGGCGCGGCAGACATCCAGAACCTTCCGAGCGCCGGCGGCATGACGTCGATTGACCAGCGACTTGATTGTGCTGACAGCAAGCGTCTCGCCAGGCTTGAATTTCGCCATCTGTGGCGGGTTGCGCAGGATGACGATGCCTGCGCGCTCGCAGACCTGGGCAATCGTCACAGCATCCTCGTCGCCCGCCGCCACCATTGCGTTGTGCAGCTGCGTTGCGGTGACCTGGATGCGGTCGCGATTGTGGCGGACGAAGGCGCTGGCGCGGGTTTCGTGGCTGGCCGCCTCAACGACAAGAACCGGCAGCAGATCAATGCCGCCATGGGTCACGGCACCGATTGCCGTATGCTGCCCGTCGATAACGTCTAGCCGCCCCGCGACGTCGACGCACACTGGCGGTTTGAAGGCGGTCCAGCTCCACTCGGCGACAATCTTGCGGATCAGTTTCACGGAGCGCTCAGACAGTCCGCGCTGATAACTTTCATCCACGTAAAGCTCGCGAGGGTTCACGAAACGCAACTCAGGCATGGCCGTCGTGATTTCGCACGGCTTCACGTCTGGAAGCCTCAACGGCGCAATAGCGCGCCGGTCTGAATGTATGGGGAGTTCGGCATTCATTTCCGTGCCCTCTTCGATCAAAATTGGATGAGAGCATGGTTTCGTTAAACGCAACCGAAGTCAAGAGCGTTTGGGTTTTCCGCCCAGCAACCAAGGAACAAGATCGGGAAAACTGACACCGCAGGCCTCGTTTAGGCGCTGAACGTCGTTGGAGCGGTCGCATGTTTTCTGAAACGTGGCGCGCAGTTCGAGAAAGGTGAAGTTCGGCCCGTGCTTGGCGATGAGATTCGCCGTGCGGTAACGTCCGGAGCGCTCGCACTTACGGCATTCAACGTGAACGAATTCACCTGGAAACTGGCCCAGCTTCGGTGTGTCGCCCATAGCGTTCCTGCCTCTTCTTTGCCGATGCCCTTTCAAGCTTCGCAGGCTGATATAGTTCGCGCCACGCAATGCGGTAGCGGCGCCTCACATCTTCGGGGATCGGAAGCTTGCGGCGCTGCAGGTTATCGTATTGGCGGATCGCCTTGCGCAACGCGCAACCGTCGGCGCTCTCGTCGCAGTCCGGAAGGCGGCAGGAAAAGCAGGGATGTTCAGTCATATGCCGGCCGCGTTCTCGATCGCGCTCGTCTTGCAGCGCTCCCACATCCGGTTCAACAGCCGATCCATGCGCACCGCGGCAATGCGGTCGGGGCTGCCGGCGGGGTAGCACCAAAAGCTGTTGTCACCGAATCGTGTGCGGTATTGCCGCCGCAACCGATAGTACCGCCGGCGCTGGACGGCCGAGACAGCCATCCAGTGTTTGCCGCAGATCCAGTCGGAGAAGCCCTCGCGATTGTGGTGCGAGCGCTGGCAGAACGGGACGCAGCAAGTGAGGCGATCAGACATGTGCCCGCCGCCTATGCCGGAGCTCGCTCAACATCGCTCGCTGCAGGTTGCGGATGATCTTGCCCTTGATCTTGAAAACACGTTTCACGCGCGCTGCCGGGCACTTGAACGAATAGCCCTGCCCCGTCGCGTCGATGTCTTCGACCAGGTCGCCAATCGGCTCGACTTCGTAGAGCTTCCCTCGGCCGGATGGATGCGCGCATGCGAACATCATGGCAGCTTCGAAATCTGTCGTGACATAAACCGCATCTCGATCGCAGACCGCTGCCGCGCCAAAGCTTGCCGTGCTCGCTGCACCAGTCTTGCGCGGAGGGAGCACGATCTGACCAACGGAAAGCCCGCCGTAGCCGCCGTGATAGAGTGGCGCGGTCATTGGCCGTCGCCCCGTCTTGCTTTGTGCTCCTCGAGCCTGGTGAGGTAACGACCCAGCGCATAATGCAGGTCATAGACCGCCTCGGTATCGCGCAACGTCATCCGGATCCGCTCCACATCGTGGCCGACACGCATCTCGAGCGTGACCCAGTCGCTGCCGGCGTTGGAGCTGATGTCGATTCGATCGAAGTCGCCGCCGACGGCTTTGTGAAATGAGATCATGCGGTAGGAACCTCCATTTCAACGTTCCACTCAAACCCGGGCATGTAGCCGCGCAGGATTACGTGGGGGACGGGAGGCATCCGGAGGTCGAATTTCCTATGATCCCGGCGAACCATCGCGTCGAGAACAAATCCCTGATCGTAATCCCGGCCTGCCGCCTTGCAGAAAGCACGACCGATCTGTTCGCCCCATCCTTCGGATATGCGGCTGACGATATCGTCTATGGCCTGCTGTCGCAGTTTCGGCGGCAATGCGCCGCTGGCACCTTCGGTCAGCATCGCATCTATCCGGCCTGAAAGACGATTGGCGATTGCCGACGCGGTCAGGTGGTTGAGTTTGGCCTGCTGAGCCTCGTCCCTTAATTGGCTTTCCATCTGGGTCGCGACACGATGACGGCCGTTCTTCATTTTGATCAGCGGTTTCCGCTGGTGCCGGAATCGTCTCACGCGGCTTCCTCCTCAGCATTTATCGCGACCGCTGCCGCCTTGATGAGATCGTCGATCTGCCGGACGCGCTCGGCCGCATTGGCCGAGAACACGTCGTCGACGACGAGCTTGCCGCCAATCTGATGGGACGTGAAAATCTCGTCGCGCTCTTCCGAAAGAAGGTCGCAAGCCTGGCGGAGGAGCGCCTTGAGGGTGCTATCGTTCATTTTGGCTCCTTCTTCGTCACGGTGGCGAAGACTTCGAAAGCCTCGCGGTCGCCATTGGCGCAGGTGAAGTAGGGCTTGGGGCAGCCAATGCCGTCCCAGCTGAAACTGTAGGGGAACTGGTATTTGAGCGACGCCGGAGCGATGGCTTGGCCGGGGAAAGTAAAACTGACGAATGCCTGGCCGACGCTGTATCCACCATCGTCATGGATGACGTAGACGTGTTCACGGCCATAGCCGGAGACGAATTCGACATCCCCGAACCGCTTTTGAACCATGGCTCGCAGCGTTCCGAGGAAGTCCTCGCCCACATCCTTCTTTCGGCTCTCCACCGCTTCGTCGGCAGATTTGCATTCTGCGCAACAGAAGACGCGGCCCTCCATGAAGCCGATCACCCCTTCCAGCGGCTTGCCGTTTTCATAGAACCAATCGTAGTCGAGCCTTGCGCCGCAGCCGTGGCATTCGAAATTCCAGCCCTGCTCGATCGCAGCCAGAACCGGGACCCGCTGTGTCTCGGCGTATTGGTCCGCCCAGGCTGCCCGCCTGCAAGTCACGCTGCTAATATCGCCGTCGGCATACTCGCATGAGCCACGCTTGCGCGCCTCAATGTCGCGGCGGGCGAAGATGATGCCGCCAGTGTCTTCGTCGGTTTCCAGGACGGCATAGGCCTTGAGGGGCTTCACCGGGGCGGGCGTCATCGCATGAGCTCCTTTGGAAAATTCTGATGGGTGTAGCCGCCCAGCAGCGCGCCACTCCGGCCCTTGCCGGCGCGGTACATGGTGCGCGTGTCGAATCGGACGGTGGCGAAGGCATTGGGGTTCGCATGCAATTCGGCAGTCGCAACGCCCGCAGCCTGCAGTTCGGCAAACACGCCCGGTGCCGCTTCGCCATCCGGCAGCCAGTCGCCCCACTGCTTGAAGAAAAAAGCGGCACCGGCGCGGGCACAATCGGCCTGAACCGACCGGACCCACGCGGGATGCAGCGGTCGCGTCACCTGCCCTCGCTTGCCGCTCTCGCCGCCGACGATGACCCAATCGATGTCCGTCAGGTCCAGCTTAGAGATGGGCTCGAGCATCGGCTCCATGGAGATGCCGACCCAGGGGAGGTTTAACTCGCGCTTGAGGGCCCGAAGCTTCGGAATGTCCCGTGTCGCCTCGCGCTGGGTGCAGACGGAGATGATCTGGCCGACATGGGCCGGCCACGCATTGAGCCATTCCGGCGGCACCATGTCGCGCACGTTGCCGATCCGCTTGGTGACGATCTGGATGTGGACAGATGTCGCGGCAGCGGCCTGGCGCAGCGCTTCGTACCGGATCTCGTCGGACACTTCGTTGTCGAAGACGTCGGACATGGAGTGCATGAAGACGCGCGGACGCCGGCCGTGGACCTGCAGGAACTTGTCAGCGTTGCGGTTGATACGGCGCAGGAGCGCAGAGGCTCCCTTGATGATCCGCCGCGGCGCACCTGGCCCCCACTGTCCGCTGCCGCGAAACGCGTTCCACTGCTCGGCATAGCAATTGTCGCAGCCCGGCGAGACCTTTGTGCAGCCCCACCAGAAATTGACGGTCGCATCGGTCCACTCGATCAAGGAGGTTTCAGCCACGGAGCTCTCCCTTGATCACGTAGACGTCGCCATTCGGCATATGCAGTTCGCAGTCGTCGCCGCGCTCGATGCGAGTGAAGATCGATTCAAGATCACTCTCAACGGCGCGAAGGTACATTTCGAGCACCTTGATTTTGGCATCCTGCTCCGCCTGCTTGATCTGGTCTCGGCGATCGCGCTCGCGGCGTTCGGGATGGTTGATGTTGATGTGGTCAGGCATGCGTGATCTCCTTTGTCTGGAAGGCGACGCCACCCTGCCGCATCAGCTGCTCGAACTCGTGATTATCGAGTTGAGAAAGGAAGTCCTTGCCGAGCAGCATTTTGTCCTCTGCGCCGTGGCAGCGGACGACGATGCGGATCCCAAAAAGCACGTCCGATTCCTCGAACACTGCTTTGTCTACCGGTCGCTTACACACGGCGCAGTAGATTGGGGGAAGTCTCGGTACACGAATAGTCGCCTCACCCATGGGACAGCACTCCCCACAAATCGGACACCGCGAGAGCGACGAGCAGAGCGACACCAAGGGTGATGAGAACCTTGTCGCGCAGGGTCACTGCACACTCCCCGGCGCGACCGAATGCAGGATCTTGTCCGACAGTTGGCCGCCAGCTTCGACGTGCGCGTCGCAGAACTCCTGCGCTTGCTCTGCCGTCAGGTGCTCCTCGGTTGCCAGATCAATGAAGCCGGCAGGATCGTCGAGCATGTATTGATAGGTCGGAGCGCAGTCCGAGCACTGGTCGGCGTCGCCGCCGCCATGGTACCGCTCGCCTGGCATGATGCCGCGTCCGCAGCTTTCGCAGGTGGCAAAGCGGCCGTCGTCGTGGTCACTTGCCATCGGACGATGCCTCCGCAAGCCGCGCGATGCTCGCCGCCACGCTGTCATCGATGACGATCTCGGTGCAATCGACATCGCCAGATCTGCGAAAATTCGGATTGAGCTCCTCGATGATGAAGTCGATCAGATCGTCACTGTTGGTGAAGGCTCCGCGATCTACCGGAACGAACCCCACGCCAGGAATATCGGTAAGCACCCATCCGCCGTTCAGCGTCGGCCTCACAACGAACCCTTGGCGAATGTCTCTGCTGTCAGCCTTCTGGCGCATCGGCGCACTCCTTTTCGATCCATGAGTAAATTTCACGCTGCAGGGCTCGCTCGCTGTTGCGGCTCCCCATGAGCAGCGAGACGGCAAGCGCCGCCGACAGCAGCGAGTGCAGCGTTTCGCCCGTGAGGACGTGATTGTCGGAGGACAGGGGATTGCCAGAGCGCAGCCAGCGAAGAGCAGCGCCACAATCAAGCGTGGCCGCTGCCGAGGCCTCGATCGCATCGACCAGGCGATCTTGCTCAATCTCGGCGAGCTCGCGCGTCACGTTGATTGGCGCAACCAGTCCGCTGCCGGGAAAGTTGACGACGTTGCCCGTGGTCATGCCGGCACCTGGTCGCCGATCTTGCCGTCGATCCTGATCAGGCACTGCGCTTGGACGACCTCTTCGCCATTGTCGCGAGAACGGCGAACTGTGACTTCTCCGGTCTCAGCATTGAAGGCCAACACTGTGGCCGCGGCAAAACTCTCGGTGCAGACGCGCTCACCGGGCATAAATGACAGTGACGCCGTGAGCGCTCGGCAGGGAGGGACCGGGGTCTTTTTCACGTTACGCCTCCATAACCACGACGCACGTGTTGACGCTCGTGCCGCTCTCCTTGAACGACCCCTCCGGCAACGCCGTCATGCTCCCGCGGTGAGCGGAGACAAATTCACGAAATTCGACAGCGGCCTTGTTCGAGCGAAACAGGACGCCTGCCGACATGATCGCGACGAGTCGTCCGCCAGAGCGCAGGAATTTGAAAGCGTGCAGCACGTGGCGGATGTCGTCCTGCCGGGCAAACGGCGGGTTCATCACGACGCGGTCAAACTGCTGCTCAGGAGCGACCGACAGGAAGTCACAGACGTGAACGGTAAAATCCGCCAGGGCGGAAGCGCGCTTCTCGTCGACTTCGTAGCAGATCACCTTGCCGCCAACCCGCTCGGCCACGCTTACAAGGCGACCAAGGCCGGCGCTCGGCTCAAGCACCACCATGCCCGGCTTGATGTCGGCGAGCGCAACAACGTCGTGAGCAAGATCAGCCGGCGTGTCGAACTGACCGAAATCCTGCTTCGTCAGTCGGTATTCACCGGTCAGGATGATAGGCTCGATAAACTCATTCGCGTCGCCGTCGAACACGTGAGCCTTAGCCTTCTTGCTCCACTTCCCTCCGGCCGCCTCGATGACTTTGTTCGTCTCGACATAGAGTTTGCGATCAAGCGTGCCGTTCAGCGTGAGCAGCGCCCCGTCAATAGTGGCGGCGTCGAGCACCTGCAGGACGTCCTGTGATATCTGTGGCATATGATCTCCTTTTCATCGGTTCGGGAAACCGCCTGCCGCAGCAGGCGGAAACCGGAGCCGATGGAGGTCACTCGGCAGCCAGTTGTGTCGCGACGTCGTGGTCAAGCCGCTGAGACAGCGTGAACTCCATCAGTGCGGACTGCGCCGCCACCAGGTCGCTCTGGGCCGCCTTGATGAGGGTCGGCATCATGTTGGTGCGCGGCATGCGGCGGGCCGCCAGTGCCGTGACGGCAGCGCAAAGCGCCTCGTCGGGATGATCGACGACAAGACGGATACGGAACGGACCGCCTTCGTTGCTCAGCCGCTCGACCTTCTCCAGCGTGTCTTCCGCTGCGCGAACCGCTTCGACGAGCGGCAGAATGTTATCGCTGAACTTGTGCATCGGCTTAAGCCTCCGCTGCGACAGGCGCGCCAGCGACGCGCTCTGCGATCTCGACGATGCTGCGGCGGGCGCGGGCATCGTTGATCTGGCTGAATGCTCGCATCATCCGGTGCATGTCGGGCATTGCGGCCATTTCGGTGATGGTGGGTGTCGCCTCGAACCGATCTGGCGTGCTGGTGGCGCTGGGCGCGTCTTCGAAGAAATAGGAAACGGGTACGCTCAGGCTCTCTGCGATCGCCTGCATGCGGCTGCCGCCTACGCGGTTGGTGCCCTTTTCATATTTCTGGATCTGCTGGAACGTGATGCCCAGCGCTTCGCCAAGCGATTCCTGGCTCATGCCGATCATGTTGCGGCGCAGACGAATTCGTGCGCCGATGTGCTGGTCGATCGGGTTCGGTTTCTTCTTCGAGGGGGTATCAAGCATGCGACTTCTCCTTGTCGTTTGCGGTGAACTCAAGCCGCCTCGGCCTTTGGACGGAGCGCGGTGATTTGGCGGGGATGGAAGAGGGTGCCGCCGGAGTGATTGGCGTCGAACCGGTACCAGGCGTAATGCGAGGTGCTCTTGTGCTTGCTGTCGGCAAACCACTTGACCTGCCCGATAGACACGACGTCGGAGCAGATCGGCATATGACGGCCCGAGCGCTGCGGGCGGTGCAGAAAATCCGCCTCGAGCAGCAGCCACGTGGGCGCGATCGTCGGGAACAGATCCAGCATTGGCTCGAGCAGGTCCCACGTGTAAGGCGGGTTTGTGATGATCGCGTCGACGATCAGCTGACGCAGGACGGGGTCTTTCAGAGCGTCAACGCCCTCCTGAATGTCGCCGCTATGAATGCAGAGCGGACCGGCGGTCTCGATGTGCGACACGAGTTGCCGATCGGCGCAGCATGGCTCTGCAAACGTGCGAATGCCGGATAGGAACGGGCGCAGCGGCAGAGTTGCGACCAGTGGCGTCACATACTGATCGTGCGGGCGGCGCTCGAATTTCTTGAAGGCTCGCGTCATCAGGCCGCTCGCTCATATACGCGGGCAAAGAGATCGACCCGGTTGGACGTGAGAGCGTCTGTCACGATGGCGCGCTGTCGCTCGTCGAGGTCTTCACCAGCCTGCCAAAGGCGGATCACGGCAGCCACGTCAGCATTTGCGGCGTCGATCTCATCCTCAAAGGCTTTGATCGCATCTGCCGCCCAGGGCTCGATCGCCTGCACTTCGTGGTACCGGGCAACGCCTTCGCAAAAGCCGCTGATGCGGCGATCGTCTTGCGTTTCCATCTGGCCACCGCAGACCGAGCAACCTTCGGGGATGATGGTAAGGTGCTCAGTCGCGCCACATGCAACACAGGTCCAGAATTTCATCACGGCCCCTCAGCGATTGAACGCGTAGTGGCAGGTGTCGAAGCTGTTGTGCTCGAGGCAGACAGCCATGCCCTTGTCGGAGGGCGCAAGAAAGACCACGAGCGCAAAGGCGCTCGCCAGGGCGAGTGACAGTTTCATGGGATGCTCCGGTTGATCGGTTTGCCCGATGCTTCGAAGCCATAGTTGCGTTAAACGGAACCCCTGTCAAGCGACAAAGTTGCATTGAACGCAACCGACCGCGCAAATAAGTCAGCACTGACTTAGGGCGGCGGTTTTTTCACGTTGTGATAGGTGGTTTTAGATCGCGAGATAAACGGATCAGCGGCCGCTTTTTGCCTGGTCGGAGCCGGACCGGTCATCATTGGCCGGTGAAATGCTCTCAAAGAACAGTTTCAGCATGGCAACAGCCTTTTCCCGCTGCTCGTCCGTCTTGTCGCGGAACATCTGGGAAAGCCAGTCATCGTCGGGATGCTTGAATAAACGCACAGGTTCTTCGACGGCAAGATATTCAGCCAGCGGCACCAGGTGCTTTTCGGAGGGAATCACCCCTTCCGCGAACCACCGGTAGACAGTGCTTTTTTCAATGCCGAGATCGCGCACGATATCGGTCTGCCGCTTGCCGCGCAGTTCGGCCCACTCCGCAATGAAATGGCGTCGCTTAGAGCCATCGTCCGCATGGTTGCTCATTTCGCCTACATACCAAGCGATGCGGCTCTCGTCGTCTCCGTTAGAACCAACCAGCGTCTTGACTTCGGTTTCGTGATACGCAACCATTAAGCATGACCCACGAAACAGACATCAGCCCGATCAAGGCTTACCGAACCGAGCACAATCTGCGCCAGGAGGACCTTGGCGCGATGTTCGATCCGCCGTTTGCCAAAAGCAGCATCCACCGCTGGGAGACCGAAGGCGTTCCGCTGGACCGGGTTCTCGAAATCGAGAGGGTCACGGGTATCCCCCGCAGCCAGCTGGCGCCGGCGCTTTTTGCCGAGCCGCAGTATCAGAAGGCGGTGGGGTAATGTCTGCATCAATCATTCCTTTCAAAAGTGTCGTCGGCACCCCCGGACCGGTCGACGCGCAGCCGGCGCTCTCCCCTTCCCAAGCCGCCGGCTGCCCCCCTTCCCTGTCTGAGGCCATCAAGGATGTTTTCCGCAACATCGCCGATCGCCTGAAACCATCCGCACGTCTGCGGATGGGTGGGCAAGCCATGATCGCACGACCCGTCCGCAACGCGTGCCTGATTGCCCTGCCCACCCAATCCTCGCGCTCCCTTTCCGAGGGGTCCAGCACCGTCCGCTACGGTTTCGCCGAGGAAGATCCCCTGTACCCACACAAGAACACAGGGAAGTGGCGGGGCTCTGCCCCCGCATCACCGCAAGTCTGCGGGAAGCATCACGCGAAGTTTGACCCTGTCGGTCTGGCGGACTGGCTACGCAGAAGCTTCCCGCAGTCCACCTGCCATCACATTGAGGCTCGCACCGGGATTCCGTCAGCGACGGTCGAGAACTGGCTCATTCGCCGCTCCCAGCCATCGGTCGACCACTTCGCCCGTCTGATCGCAGTGTTCGGGCCCGAGCTTCTATCCTCGTGCTTTGCTCATCCGCCTGGCTGGATCGAACGTGCCGCCGATGGCGAGCGCGCGCGCATGCTGGACGCTGAGATTGAAAGATTGCGCCGCGAGCGTGCCGCCCTCACAGAACGGAGGGCCTGATGGTTCAGAGCGTTTCCGATATCGCCTATCAGGCCGAGCGCGCGAAGATCCGCGCCGCGCGACAGGAGGCGCGGGGCGAGCCCCTGTCGGACGAAGAGATTGTCGAAAGCCTGCGCAAGCAGGCAGACGGCAAGGTCTGGTGGCTCGACAAGCACGGTTCTTCGGGGAAATGGCCAGCCGACGATGTCAAGAGGAAGCAGCACGAAGTGCGCGCCCTCGTCCAGGCGGCAGACCGGATCAAGACAATGGGGGCGTCAAATGGGCCTCCATCAGGGTAAACGCCGGGACCTCTCTCCCCAATGCGTCACGTTTCACGCCGTCGTCCGCTACTGCCAGCGCATCCTAGGCGTATGCCTCGATCACCAGATTGCCGACGTGCGGGAAGAAGCTGCGGCGCATTGCCTGGCTGCCGGACTGACGATTGATCAGGTCCGGCATCTGGTCTGGTGCCCCGCCGTCAAGTCTGCCGCCGAGCTTGCCCTGCCCAACGTGGGAACGCGTCGGTTTCGCGCGCGGCTCGACCCAGACGGAACAGTCATCACGATCATGGAGCCGTATTTCAAGCTCACGCACCGGATCAAGATCATGACCGATCGCGAGGCGGCATCAGAAGCCGCCCGCCAACAGCGCCGACGCCGCAAACAGGCGGATAGGTATCTCAAAAATCAGAAGGAATATGAACATGACTGACGCTGCCCATGGAGTAGCGCGCGATCTGCTGGCGGGATCCGAACGTGCCAAGGAGGCATTCCAGATGGAGACCGCTCTAGCGCTGGACCTGGCAGCTATCCGGGATCTCTACGCTCGCCATGTGGCGCACGCCCGCAAGCTTGGTGGGCCATCGCCCGTCGGGCAACGCAACAGCATCCGTCAGAGGAAGGTGTGGATTGCACAGGCGGCTGGCGTCGCATTCCGCGTCGTCGACGACTTCGCGAGGCATCTGGACGTGCCGGCGGAAGCCCTGGCGCGCATGCACACAGCGATGGAGGAGAACTGGTGGGAATGAACCGGCAGATCTTCTCGATTGCAACAGGAGGCCATGCATGAGCCGCCGCTCGATGCCCTATCACCGCCGCTATCATCAGGACGCGCTGCAGGGATACCGCAAGCTCGACCTTGAGCAGCGCGGTGCCTACTCGACCATTCTCGACCTCATTTACGACGAGGGCGGCCCGATCGATTACAACGAACGCTGGCTTGCCGGCGAGCTTAATTGCACCGTGGGGAAGGCCCGAAAGCTGATCTCGCAGCTGATCGAACTGCGCAAAATCTACCTCACCAGCAACGGCAAAATCAGCAATCACCGCTGCGAGCAGGAGATCGAAAACTCCATAAAAATCTCCAAAAACTGCGCAAAATCCGTGAAATTTCGCGAGGAAAAGAAAAAGGAAAAAGCCGAAACGCCCAATGTTTTCAATGGAGCGCGCCATCGATCGATCAACGATCGATCATCAATACCAGTACCAGTACCAGAATATAATAACTCTACCCTTGAGTATGAGGTTGCGCGCGACCCGGAATTGACCGCTGTCGACGAGCCTGCACCCGCCCCCCAAACCGAACCCAGCCAGCGACCGAGCGAGCATGTTCTCGACGCGGCGCCGTACGCTTCCGGCAGCCACCTTCTGCAGGCGCTCGAAGGCCGAGGAGGTGGCCGAGCGAAGCTGCATGAGATCCTGCACGGTCAGCGGGCCAGGAGGCACTGATGGGCAAGCTGACGGACACGCAGGTCAAGATCCTCGAACTCTGCACCCAGGGCGAAGACGGCCGTGCCGGCTGGCGGAAGAACGCCTGGGAAACGCAGGCCAGGGCGGTCTGCGAGCCGCTCGTTAAGGCCGGGCTCGTGACCGAGGTGAAGCTCGGCCCGTCAATCCTCGGCGTGCAGATCACGGCGAAAGGACGCAAGGCGCTGGCGGATGTTTTGACACCCCTAAAGCCGGTTTCAGCGAAGGCTGGGACGAAGGGCAAGGCGGCAGAGGGTGCGGCTGCAAAACGCGAAACGGCAACCAAGACGAAGAAGAAGCCGGCGGCGAAGGTGCGGAAGCCAAAGGCGGCCGTGAAGGGCGGCGTGGGGTTTGAGCCTGAGGCTGGGCCGGCGCCAGTAAAGTACGAGAAGCAGTTTGCGGTGCTGGCCCGGCGCATGGTGCTGGCGAAGGTGCCGGAAGACGAGATCGCGGATTTCTTTCACGTCGACACCGAGCAGCTTGAGTGGTGGAAGGAAGAGCACCACGAGTTTCACGAGGCGTTCAGGCCCGATCAAAAGAACTACGGCGGCCGGCCGACGCTCTGGGACGATCGCAACATTGCGATTGCTGAGACGCTGGCTGCACTCGGCGCGACCGATCTGGAGATTGCCCAGGCGTTCGAGGTGTCGCTGCGCACGGTCTACCGCTGGAAGCTGGACTATCCCGCATTCCGCGAGGCACTGCAGCTCGGCAAGGATGAGGCTGACGCGAAGGTCGAGGAAAGCCTGTTCAAGCGCGCCACGGGCTATTCGTTCGACAGCGAGAAGGTGTTTTTCGTCGATGGTGAAGCGCACCGAGTCGAGACGATCGAGCACGTGCCGCCAGATACCAAGGCGGCGATGTGGTGGCTGCAGAACCGCAAGCCTTCGACCTGGCGCGATGTTCGCCACATCAAGCACGACGTCGAAGAGGGCGGCACGCTCGAGAACTGGATCAATAAGCTGAACGGCAGCACCATGGAGCCGGTGCACGACGATCCACTGCCGACAGGCGCCGCCACGGCCGGCCTGATCGTGGACGAGGAATGATGCATGTATGAACACCTGCAGGGCCTGACGGTCGAGCAGCTGAAAGCCAACATGCTGTCCGTGCAGTGGCGGATCCGCAATCTCTATTACATTCTCGACAAGAACGGTCAGACGGTTCTGTTCGTGCCGAACGAGGCGCAGGAAAAGCTGCTCGCCCGCATGTGGCACCGAAACATCGTACCGAAAGCACGTCAGCGCGGGTTCTCGACGCTGATCCAGCTGCTGATCCTCGATGCCTGCCTGTTCAACGATAACCAGCGCGCCGCGATCATCGCCCAGGACGAGAACACGGCGATCAAGATCATGCGCAACAAGATCGAGTTTGCGTATAACCGGTTGCCGCCGTGGGTGCGCGAGGCGCGCCCGATCATCGTCGACAACGTGACCGAGAAGAGCTTTTCGAACGGCTCATCCATTCAGGTCGCGATCTCTGCGCGTGGCGACACGCTCAACTGGCTTCACGTCTCGGAATTCGGGATCATCTGCTACGAGCGCCCCAAGCAGGCCGAGAAGATCGTCACCGGCGCGCTCGCCGCTGCAGCGCAGGGTGTGATCTTCATCGAGAGCACAGCCAAGGGCCGCGACGGCGCCTATTACCGCATGGTCATGGAAGCGCTCGCCAATGCGCAGGCGGCCAAGCGGCTCAACAGGCTCGAATACCGGCTGCACTTCGCATCGTGGCACGATGCCGACGAATACGAGATCGATCCTGACGGCGTCGTCATCAGCGCCAAGGACCACAAGTACTTCGACGAACTGGAGCGCCGGCTGGACTGCGAGATCGGGCCACGCAAGCGCGCCTGGTACGTGCAGACCCGTCGCGTCGACTTTGGCGACGAAGACGAAAAGATGTGGCAGGAGTATCCGTCTTACGTCGAGGAGGCTTTCAAGGTCTCGACCGAGGGCGTCATCCTCGCCAAGCAGATGTCGATTGCCCGGTCGCAGAACCGCATCACGCGCGTGCCGTATCAGCCGGAGATCCCGGTCAACACGTTCTGGGACCTTGGCGTGAACGACGATATCGCGATCTGGTATCACCAGCGCGTCGGCCTCATGGATCACTGGATCGGCTATTTCGAGTGCTCGAGCGAGCCTTACAGCTTCATCATGGCTGAGTTTCAGCGCCGCCAGTTCGTGTTCGGCCACCATTTCCTGCCGCATGACGGCGACCAGCGCCGCCCGGGCGCACTGATCATCGAGACGCCGAAGGACATGCTGGAAGGTCTTGGCCTCGGCAACATACACATCGTCGACCGCACGCCGGATCTCTGGAACGTCGGCATCCCGGCACTGCGCGAGGATTTCGTGAACTACGTGTTCGAAGAGACAGAGTGTGCGGCCGGCATCCTGCATATCGATAACTACCGTAAGAAGTGGAACACCAACATGGGTGTGTGGTCCGACGAGCCGGCCAAGAACGGTCATCAGCACGCGGTCGACGCAATCCGTCAGAAGGCCCAGGCGCGGCACCTGGTCACCGAGCTCGTCGCCAACAGCGGCCGCCGCACGATTCCCCGAAGACGCAACACAAGCGGCATGGCCGTCTGAAATCTGGAGATAACCTATGGAGCCTGTTCTCGACCTCGAAATTCGAGCATGGACAAAAACACGCGGAGACGTTACCGCTATTGGGACTTGGATACGGCTCGATGGCAAACATCAGCCGTGCATGGCTCTTATCCCCGCGGGCAAGGAAAAGAGCGACCGGCTACGTCCTTGCGTGATTACGCAGGACAGGGCTTGGATCTGGTCTGAGGATGTCGGTGATCCGGCACAGACCGCCCGCATTTGTCTCCAGTATGCTCCAGCCCTCGGCCTCTCCGACGATATGCGCTCAGTCTTTTGGCTCGCGACGTTCATCCACGACATGCTCGGCGATCTTCTGACCATTCCACCGTACCAGGCGACGGAGCAGATCAGCGTGGCCGAAGCCGTGCTGATCGACAATCGGACGGGGAAAATCGTTGCTGAGACAGAAATCACCGAGCACTAGCGCGACCACTCCGGCGGAGGTCAGCCGTGTTTGACCTCCGCGCAGACGACGGCTCTGTCCGTAAGAAGGAATACCAGTCGCCAATCCCCGGCGGCGAGGCGCCGGCAGTCAGACCGCAGCGCGGTAACTCTCTTGATAAAGCCGAGAACATCCAGCTTCACCTCCGCCTCCTCGATATCTGGCAGCGCGAGATCGACCGCCAGGCGCCGAACCGGCTTGAGATGGCAATCGACGAGGACTTCTACGACAACATCCAGTGGAGCGACGACGACGCCGAGACGCTGCGCCAGCGTGGCCAGCTGCCGCTGACGTTCAACGTCATCGCGACCACGATCGATTGGATACTCGGTTCGGAGAAGCGCAGCCGCACAGATTTCAAGGTGCTGCCGCGCCGCAAGGAGCATGGCGAGGCCGCTCGCCGCAAGTCCGAGCTCTTCAAGTACCTGTCCGACGTCAACCGCAGCCCGTTCGAAGTTTCGCGTGCGTTCGCAGATGCGACCAAGGCCGGCGTGGGCTGGCTCGAGGACGGCTGGCAGGGCGACGACGAGGGCGAACCGATCTATTCCCGCTACGAATCGTGGCGGAACATGATCTGGGACAGTTCGGCCACACGGCTGGATCTGGAAGACGGCCGTTATGTCGGCCGCAGCAAGTGGGTCGACGTTGACGTTGCCTGCGCCACGTTCCCGAAGCGCAAGTCGCTGATCAAGCGCTCGGTCGACGACAAGATGAATTGGGTCGGGCTGGACGCATACGGCGACCACGCCATGGACCAGCAGGAAATGGAAAACCGGGGCTGGGGCCAAAGCGGCACGACCAGCGAGCACGTGACCGGCTACCAGCGCCAGCGTCTGCGCGTCTTCGAGATGTGGTTCAGGATGCCGGTCAAGACCAAGCGCGTATCCGGCGGAATGTTTGCCGGCGAGGTCTATGACGAGTATTCGCCGGGCCATCGCGACGCGATCGAGGCCGGCGACGGCGCCGTCATCGAGAAACCGGCTATGCGCATGTTTGTGGCACTGTTCACCTCGGCCGGCCTACTCTGGCTGTCGGAATCGCCATACCGGCACAATCGGTTCCCCTTCACGCCGATCTGGAACAAGCGCCGGGCCCGCGACGGCATGCCCTACGGCATCCCGCGCAACATCCGTGACATTCAGACCGACATCAACAAGCGCGCATCCAAGGCGCTGCACATCATCTCCACGAACAAGATCATCATGGAGGATGGCGCCGTCGACGACATCAACGAGCTCGTCGAGGAAGCGGCGCGGCCCGATGCAGTGATCGTGAAGAAGAAGGGCTATGAGCTCTCGCTCAATGTCGATCGCGAACTGTCGCAGTATCACCTGGAGATGATGTCCCGAAACATCGCCATGGTGCAGCAGGTCGGCGGTGTGACCGACGAGAACCTCGGGCGCTCGACGAATGCCGTGTCTGGCGTTGCCATCACGGCCCGGCAGGAGCAAGGCGCACTGGCGACGGCTGGCCTGTTCGACAATCTCCGGCTCTGCCAGCAGGTGCGCGGTGAAAAGATCCTGTCCCTCATGGAGCAGTTCATGAGTGAGCAGAAGCAATTCCGCATCACGAACAGCCGTGGCGCACCGGAATTCATCACCATCAATGACGGCATGCCGCAGAACGATATTACGCGCAGCAAGGCCGACTACATCATCGACGAGGACGATTGGCGCGCATCGGTGCGCCAGGCGCAGGTCGCCGAACTACTCGACCTTCTCGGCAAGCTGGCACCAGTGGCCCCGCAAGTCGTCATGGTGTCACTCGACCTGATCGTCGAGTCGATGGACATCCCGCAGCGCGACGAGCTCGTGAAGCGAATCCGTCAGGTCACCGGCATGGTCGATCCTGACGCCGAGGAAGACGATCCGGATCAGCAGGCACGCAAGGCTGCCGCCGATCAGCAGAACGCCCTCACCCAGCAGCAGATCACGGCAACGCTCACCAAGCTGATGGCCGACGCTCGCAAGTCCGACGCTCAGGCGCAGGAAGCCGAGGCGCGCGCAGCAAGGACACGCGTTGAGACGCAGAAGGCGGCGGTGGAGACGGCCGGGACCGTGGCGGCGGCCCCGGCCGTCTCAGACGTCGCCGATCACCTCCTGCATGAGGCCGGCTTTGTGTCGCGCACCGAGGGCGAGCAGTTGGCCCAGCAGGCAGCACAGCAGCAACAGGAAATGGCGGCCCAGGCGCAAGCTCAGCCGGGCCAGCAACCAACACAGACCATCGGACTAGGATAGGAGCCGAGATGACCACGGATCGCGAAAAATTCGACGAAGCAATGCTGGCCTCGCTGACCGAGGAAGAGCGCGCAGGCCTGCTCGAGGAAGACGAAGGCGAGGGCGACGATGACGACGACGCAGACACCGCCGGAGCCGACGGCGGAGCCGCAGAAGAAGACGATAATGGTTCTGACGACGGCGACGACGATGGTGCTGGCGCGGATGATAGCGATGGAGCAGATGAGGAGGCGGCCGCCGCTGCAGCTGCAGCCGCCGCGGACGCCGAAGCAGCCGCCAAGCTCGCCGCAGATGCAGTCGCGACCGATGATGCAGGAGCAGAAGCCGCAGGCGCTGACGAAGCCGGAGCGGACACATCCGACGACGCCGATGAAAAGCGCCCGGCATGGCTCGACGCACAGGATCTCACGGCGCAGAAAACGGAACTGAAACAGCAGCTGGTCGAGCTCGCGAAGAAGTTCGATGCTGGCGACCTGATGGCTGAAGAATACAACACTCAGCGCGAGGCGATCGAAGAGCAGCGCGAGGCTCTTCTCAAGCAGGAGATCAAGACCGAGACGCAACGCGATCTCGGCCTGCAGGCCTGGCGCGACGACGTCGCGAAATTCTCCAAGGACAAGCCGCAGTATCAGCCCGGCGGCATTTTGCGCGAGGCGCTCGACAAGAAGGTAAAGGAACTGCAGGTCAACGCGGTCAATCCGCTGAGCCCGAAGCTCCTCGCCAAGGCGCATGAGGAAATCCAGAAGGCGCTGGGGCTACCGATCGGCAAGGCGGAGACACCGGCGCCGAAGAAGGAAGAAAAGCCGGCAGCATCTGCGCCGCGCCGCCCTGCCCCGCCGCCGACGCTGGCGCACATTCCCGCAACCGACATCACCGACGCAGACGACGGCGCCGAATTCTCCCATCTCGACCAGTTGCTGGAACGCGACAGCGTCGGGTTCGAGGAGGCATTGAAGCGCCTCACGCCTGCCGATCGCGATCGCTATCTCGCACGCTGACATCCGGAGCCAACATGCTGCGACACGACATTGAGCCAGGCGAAGCGATCGAACTGCCGGGAATCGGCACGATCCGCTGCATTCACAAGAGCGGACGCCGAACACGGCTGGAGCTCGATTTTCCCGCGTCGCAGAAAGTCGTCGTGGTGAAGGCAAAGGACATTTGCCAGCAGCAGAACGAGGATCTCGCCCGCGTCCGTTGAGGCGCGGGTGGATAAGCTGACGGCCAGCTGGATAGCCGTGCTTCAACCCCTGTCGAAAGGTACTTCGATGAGTTCACGCAGTCTGATCTTTTGCGCCATGGCGCTGCTCATCACTGTAGTCTCTGTGGCTGCAGTCCCCATCGCGCCGCTCCTTGTGGCCCCGATCCCCATCGCGCTTGCCGCTGCCAGCGTCTCGCTCATGTATCTACTGATCACTGCCCCTTCACTCCGGTTCAAGCCGGTGATGCGCTTCGACGAGATCCAGAAGCACTTGCGACTGTTCCGGCTTCTCTGGGAGCGGGGAACGCCAGGCACTCCGGGCGGCGGCTATTCCGCAAAGTTGGCGATCGGCTTGCGACCTCGGCTGTTCGAGCGTGAGCGTGAGTACGGCAAGGCTTTTTTGATCACTATCCTCGGCCTTCGCATCCACTACAGCCGAAGTTACGGCGGCATCTTCGCTTGATTGGCGGCCTGAAAACAGACCGCGTTGTGTGGATCGATCGCGGCGGGCAGCCAACCGCGATCGGCTTCTGTCCAAGCGAGGCCGCATGGTATCGGGAGATGAAGCGCCTCAGATGCGAGGCACCGTGGCCTAAGAAAACGAACGCTGCCGGCTACACTCAGTGGATGAGAAATCACGATACCGGCGAAGGTGTCATTCTCGTCTGCGTTTTCCCTCGCGCTGAATGCGATGCGCTTGAGGTTATCATGACGCTTGTGCACGAAGCCGTGCATGTCTGGCAGTTCCTCTGCGAGCAGATCGGTGAGAAAGAGCCAGGTATCGAGATGGAAGCCTACGCGATTGAGAACATCGCGCGGGGCTTGGTCGAGGCTTATACGGCTACGCAGGGTAACGGCAAAGATTGGTCGCTAGTCGGTAAACGCTGAAGGAAGCCTTGTTTTGTCGGTCGCAAACCCTCAACTATGCATTGCATTAACTGGAGGGTTCGATGACTGAAATTACGGATAAAACTGATGCAACGCCAGACGATAAGCAGGATCGCCCGTCGTTGTTTGTCCAGCCAGAAGGGCAAGACTGGTTCCTGGTGTGGCACATTTGGGAAGCTGAAACACAAGGGATAAGCAAGCCTGTAACGATCTGGCTTAATGGAACCGTAATAAGCGGCTACATTGTTTCCGGTAAGCAGTATTTCGAAGAGCTTGGTCAAAGCTATGTGGATGCTGCGTCAGGAGACTCAGATGCTGCGAACTTGCAGCGCTCCCTTGGTCAAAGCTATGCCAGATTTTCTGAGTTGTACGATCCGGAAAGGCCGGTCGATCTGGCTGACTTCAAGCCGAGCTACCTTCACCTCAGTGGCGCACGAACCTTCGTTGGCGCAAACTTCACCATCCCCAGCACCTCTGGTGCCCTTATGCGCGTCCGTCTCGCCAGTGTCGACGGGTTCATCATGGGCGAAGTGCAGTTAAGCTAATGGCATTCCGGGCGCCTCGCTAGATGCGCCCGGGAAGCTATTAACCATAAGCGTAGAGGGGGGGGTTATATTCAGAATTATTGCCGCTACCTCTGGCTCTCAACCAACAGAGAGCAGCAGCATGCCAGATACTTACCAGATCCGAAAATCATCCACGAAGCTCCACACGACCATGGCAGTAAACGGCGAGCCGGCTGGTTCGGGGGCAAGAAGTGCTGCCAACTGGCTTGTAGCGAACGAGCCGAGATTGCCGGACAGAAAGATTGCAGTCAGGGCTGCAAACCTCGCTTTTCTATTCGGAGCGGCAGATCTCGTCTTCGATGGCGCTGAATGGTCTGCGGAGACTGTCGAAACAGAAGAGAAGCCCGACGACGTTGAGCGAGCAAAGTTTTCCGCTCAACAATTGGCGCACGCAGCTGTACGCAACATCCGTGGGTATGAGCGTAAACCAGCACCGAAGCTTCCGTCGGCTCAGATCGTGCAATTCCCTGGTAAGAGACGAGAGCGCGACGAAAAGGAATAGCCTCCGGCATTCGACGGCCTACCTTTTCTTAATCGCCTCGGCGATCTATAACCAATGAGTTCCCGCGCATGAGTGCGGCCCCGATCTTACGGAGCCAGCATCCATGCCAATCGTCATCGGCCTCGGCGATACCTCTTGGAACGACCCTCTCAACATCTATGGCGGGAAGCCGACGGCTGCAGAGCCGCCGAAATCTGCGCCAGCGACAGGCGGCGGCCGTAAGTTCACGCTGAGCGATCAGGACAGGCAGGATCTCCGCAAGACGATTGCAGCCGAGGCGGCCGGCGAAGGCGAAACCGGCATGGTCGCCGTCGGCAACGTGATCCGCAATCGCGCTGAGCGCCGCGGTAAGGGCTTGGCCGAGGTGGTGCGCGAACCGAAGCAGTTCACTGGCTATGAAGCGCCAGGCGAAGGCGCGTTGAAGATCCTGCAGGATCCGGATCAGCTTGCGAAAATCGACAGCATCATTGATCGCATGGCGTCTGGCGAACTGCCTGACATCACCGATGGTGCCGACCACTACCACGCCGACTATGTCAGCCCCGATTGGGCCGGCAAGATGCCGAAAACCACGCAGGTCGGAAGTCATCTTTTCTACAGGGCCGAGTCGGGCCCTGACACGCGTCGCAAGGAGATGCCGACCTACGGCGAACTGGCGGGCCAGATCGGGCTTGATGGCGACCCGTTCGAAGCCGTTTTGAAGGGGGAGACTGCGCCGCCCTCTGAGCGGAAGCCAAAGGGCCGCGGCATGGCGGATCTGCTGCCGGATGAGCCGGAGCCAATGAAGGGCAATGGCGGTGTGCTTGCGTTCGCCAACCCCGGCCAGGACAAGATCGCTCCGACGTTCCGCAGTGTTCTGGAGGGTGCGTCGCAGGATCTCGGGCGCGGCCTGACGGTTCTGTCTGGATTCCGTGCGCCGACGCATGCCGTCGAAGCGCGCAAGAAGAACCCGGGCGAGCATTCGCGCGGTACCGCCAGCGACATTTCGATGAAGGGGATGAACGAGCAGGAGCGCAAGACGCTCGTGCAGTCACTCTTGGCGCGTGGCGCAAAGCGGTTCATCACTTATTCGAACAGCCCCGACATGCTGCATGTAGACATGAAGGATCAGCAGGGCAACGGCCAGCCGTGGTTCATGCACGACAAGTCGAACCGCAACCTTGGTCGAGCACCTGGTTGGTTTCAGGAAATCGCGCAGAACCCCACGGCTGCCCAGCAGGCCATCACGGCGCAGACGTCCGCTACGTCGCCGACTGCTGCGCCGGGCAACACAATCGTCATCGATGAGAGCTTTGCGGCGAACGACCCGATGGGCTTGCTCGCCGGCAGCAATCCGTTCGCAGCCATCGCCGATGAAGCGAAATCCAGGCGCGTGGCCGAAGAGACGCAGGTCGCGGACCAGTTCGAGCAGAACCGCATCACTGGCTTCAACCAGATCTCAGACCGAGAAGTCGACGCTGAGCGACGCGAACTTGAGGCTGCAAACCCGGCGCGGAAATATGTCACCATGGACGCCGCCGAACTGCCTGAGTATCAGCGGCAGTGGGCCGAGGAGAACGGGTCGACCGGACGCGGCGGCGATTTCATGCGCAATTGGGCAGCAGGCGCCGGGGAATCTGCGCAGTCCCTTGATGAGATGGGCACGCTGCTGATCAACCAGATACCCGGCGGCGAATGGGTAACCGGCAGTCTGGAAAAGATCGAGCGCTGGATGGGTGACGGAAGCACCGTCGCTGAGAAAAGAGCGGCCGCGATCGCCAAGGCTGACGCCTCGCGCACCGCTGAGGGCCAAGAGGCGGCTTCGCAAACGATATTCAAGGGCGACAGCTGGGAGCTTGGGGGCGCGCTCACCGACCCTGACTGGTATCTCGCGATGATTGCACGGTCTGCGCCGTCAATGGTGGTTTCCATGGGGCCGAGCGGTCTTGCTGCTCGCGGTGCCTTCACCAGTGCGATTGCAGCAGGGGCGCCTGAGATGGCTGCCGCTGCCGCTGCAGCCCGTGTGGCGACGATTGGTGGCGGCATAACGGAAGGTATCCTTGGCGGTGCCGAGACATCTGCCGGGGTCGCTCGCGCGATAGCAGCCATTCCGCGTGAGCAGCTGCTGCAATCTGATGCGGTGAAACAGCTCGTTGCGGAGGGGATGAGCGAGGACGAAGCCGTCAGAGCCGTAACCGAAGATGCACAGCTGCAAGGGTTCATCACGGCTGGCGTCGCCACAGGCTTGTTCGGCGGCGTCGGCGACAGAGCGCTGGCAAAGATCATTGGTGAGGGTGTGGGGGGCAACCTCGGCAAGCGCATCGTAACCGGTGCCGCGCGTAACGCAGTTGCAGAAGGCGTCTTCGAAGAACTCCCACAAAGCGTTGGTCAAACCATTTCGCAAAACGCAGCCGTCCAGCGCATCGATCCCAACCAAAGTCTCACCGAAGGACTGGCCGAAAGTGCTGTCGGTGGCCTTGCGGTTGGCTCGGCAATGGGTGGTGGTATGGGCGCCGTTGCCGGTGCAGCAAGCCCGAGGACCGGCGCTGCCACAGATACCGGCGAGCAGGTGTCGGACGGCTACATGCGCGTCTCTCCGGAAGACGGAAGCGTGGCGTCACCTCCGCCTTCGGCGCCGGAGCCTCGCGGACCTATCGGCAGATCGGTGCGCCACGCAGAAGAGCAAATCAAGCAGCGCCAGGCGGCATCCGCCCCTGCCGATGTCATCCCATCGCCGGCAGGTGTCACGGAATCCTTGACGCCTGCCCCCTCGGCTAATCAGCCAGAGAGAGCGTCGCAGGACGGACGGCCGGACATTGGCTCGACCGTCACAGTCAGTGCCGACGGAATCGACCCGTTCATGGGAACGGTGCAGGGCTATGAAGGCGACGACGCCGTTGTCTTCGACAGCAGCTCCGGCGAAATCTACCAGATCCCGCTCGGCAATCTCTCAGTCAACGCCCCGCCTGTAGAAACTATCCCCGATCGCGGTCCGCAGCCGGTGAATGACGCCATCCCGGAATTTTCCACCGATCCGGCGCTGGAGCCCATGGCGCCGGCAGCGGCCGAGGTCAGGTCGGAAGGGCTGCCGCCACGGTCGGAGCAGAAGGAAGCGACGGAGCGATTCCCCAGCGCGCCGACGGCAGGCCAGCGCGTCATTGTCGACGATGAAAACGGCGGCCGGTTTGTCGCGACGGTGCAGGGGTATGAGAACGGGGGTAACGAGGCGCTGATCCGCACCGATGACGGCAAGGATCTGCAGGTGCCGGTGTCCTCCCTCAAGGTGTCCAAGCTGACGCCGAAGCAGGTCGAAGCGCAAGAGCTCGAGCGTAATCCCCCGATCGAGCGCGAGGTGGCGGATGCGGGCCCGACGTCGCGTAGTGTTCTCGGCAAGACCATCGTCATGCCGGACGACAAGCATGCCCGCCTCTTCGACCTGGGCAAGGAGCGAAACGCTCAGAAACAGCTAATGGGAACATCTCAGCTTGATCTCGACAGAGTGAACCCTAGCGAGATGCGAGCCCTCGCGAAAGAGTTCGGCGTTCCAGAAAAAGCTGTCGGGGTGATGGCCCAGGATTATGCAACGCGAATGGTGCGCAACGCCAGGGAGGCAAATTCGAAGCTGCCGCAACGAATGCCGCCTGTCCTCGAAAAGCTCCTCACCCGCCTTAAGCGCGATTTTGTCGATGCAGACACCTCGCCTATCGCGGACGAAACACAGTCGTGGTGGGATCGCGAACTGGATGACGAAGGCCGTCGTCTGGCGATGATCTCTGCCAACATCAAGAGACCATCAAGCACCACTTGGGACGGGCTCTCGCTAGCCATGCAGCGCAAACTTGCTACGGTGCGCAGCGAGCAGCAAGAGGCACAAACGGCACCGGCAGCAGACGCAGTCGATTCGACAGAGGATAATTCCGTCGAATCGGAAGCAAGTAATGAAGCCGCTACAGAGTTGCAGTCTGTTGATGAAGCGGCAAACGAAGCAGCTACTTCCCCTACGAACGACCTGCCCGAGCCGACAGAAGAGCAAAAGCGGGCGGGTAACTACCGCCTCGGTCATGTGCGACTCGGCGGCCTCGATATCTCGATCGAGAACCCTGCTGGCTCCGAGCGTAAGGGGACAGACGCGGACGGCAAGGCTTGGGCCGTCGAGATGGAAAGCCACTACGGCTACATTCGCGCCACGGAAGGCACCGACGGCGATCATATCGACGTCTTTGTGAAGCCGGGCACAGAAGCGCTCGACGGCGACTCGCCGGTCTACGTCGTCGATCAAGAAAACCTCGACGGCACTTTCGACGAGCATAAGGTCATGCTCGGCTATGGCTCGCAGAAAGAGGCCGAGAAGGCTTATCTGGCCAACTACACCAAAGGCTGGAAGCTTGGGCCCGTGAGCGCGACAACGCTCGACGGCTTCAAGTCTTGGATCGCCGATGGCGACACGGCAAGGCCATACTCAGCTGTGGAATCCGCTGCCGCCCCCGACGCGCCTGCCCCGTCTGTTCTGCAGCCGCGCAAGGACAAGCGACCGGACCCGGAGCCACTTGTCGGCGGCTCCCCTGACTTCCGCCGGCTCCCGATCCCGGCAATTCCCGAGAGCACACCGCTAGTCTCCTGGGCCAAGGAGCAGTTGCTGGAGCGCGGGCGTAAGACTGGCAACGAATTCCTTCTTGCCATCGACGACGATGGCAGCGTGGTCGACTTTGGCACGACGGACAAGACCGACTTTGTCGGCGTTAACGCCAAGCTCGCGCGGGCTTTTGCTAACCCAGATCGCCGCCTTGTAGTGATGCACAATCACCCGGCAGATCGGCCGCTTAGCAAGCCTGATCTGACAATGCTGCTCAATCCGGGAATCTATTCCATCTGGGCGATAGGCCATGGCGGCCGGGAGGACCGGGCAGCGCTGACGGACAAAGCCCGAGCCGCGCTCGCCATCGACGGCGATCCTGCAGATGTTATTGCAGCGATGGACCGGTTTGACGCCGCCATGCGGGATGCCGAGCGTGGGCTCTACGTGGCAATGTCAGCCAAAATTGAGGATGGCAGTTTGACGCTGGATCAAGCCAGCGAGGCACACTTTGCCGCTGTGCCGGAGATGGCACGGCGCGCAGGTCTCATTGATTTCACAACCAACCAGCCGTATGATCCTTCTAATATACCGATGCTTGATCGGCTGATGGATAACGCGGCCCTCAAGCTCGCAAGGACCCTTCTCAATGAGCGAGAAACATCGCCAGCTTCTGATGCCAGGGTTTTACGACCCGCCGTCGCCGTTCAGCACATTGGAGAGCTGGAAGGTGTGGCTGAAAACCGTGCAGTCCTGGAAGGACGGGACAAAGGACAAGGAGGCCTATCTGAAGGAGGCCAGAGATATGATCAAGCAGAAGCGCAAGGTCGCAAGCCTCGGCGCCTGACCGGCTCTCGCCGCATCTCCGAAAACAGCATCGTCGAAGCGATAAAGGGGAAGTGGACGGACTTAAACCCGTCGGTCCTTGCAACTGTACCGCTCAACTACTTCGTCGAGCTCGCCCGCCCCAACATGACCGCCGTCAAGGAATACATGGACGTCAAGCGGCTCATGGACGCCTATCGCGGCGACAAGCACGGCGACGCTGACCAAATTTCACAGGAATGGCTTCGCTACAAGGGGCTCGGCCTTAACCGCGACGGGAAAGCTAAAGCGCAGGAGCTCGCCGACCTGATGCACGACAGCACGCTTGCCGGCATCGACCCCAGCCTGACGGACGATGAGACCAAGGCGAAGGCTGGATACGACATCCTGCGCAAGCGGTACCAGGCGCTGCCGGCATCCGGCAAAGAACTGTTCGCCAAGGTGCGTGACGCGTACAGGGCGCAGGCGGACGAGCTCGACCAGATCCTGCTCGACAACGTTCGCAAGTCGCAGCAGATCGCGAAGGACCAGGCCGAGGCGCGGTACCGGAAAAAGCTGGAAGAGATCCGCGACGCAAAGATGAACCCGATCGACCGGCGCAAGGCGGAAGAGGATGCCGCCAGCCGCTACAAGGCCGAGAGCACCAAGATGGACTGGTCGGCCAAAGCGCGGCTGACCAAGCTGCGGATCCAGTTCGAAAGCAGCCGCGTTCCGGCGCCGTATTTCCCGCTCGGTCGCTTCGGGCAGTATTATGTAACAGCAAAGGACGTCGACGGCAGCGTGATCAGCTTCTCGAAATTCGAGCGCGCCGCCGATCGCGACCGGTTCGCGCGCGAGATCCAAAGGGATTACCCGTCGGCGGCCGTCACCAAGGGCGTCATGGAAGACATGATAGACCCTCGCGCGGCGATGGACCCGCGCATGGTGGCCGAGGTCGAGCAGTTGCTCGGTAATGCCGGCGTTGATCAAGACGTGATGGAGGCAGTCTGGGCGAGATATCTTCAGTCGCTTCCCGAGTTGTCCATGCGGAAGCGCTACATTCACCGCAAGGGCACAGCCGGATTCGACACGGATGCGCTGCGGGTATTCGCTTCGCACATGTTTCATTCTGCCCACCAACTCGCGAAGCTGAAATATGGCCTTGAACTGCAGGAACTGGTCAACACGACAGTAGACCAGGCCAAAGAGGCTGACGACCAGACTCGCGCTATGCGCCTCGCCAACGAACTGAAAAAGCGACACCAGTGGGTAATGCGACCCACCGGCAGCAGGCTTGCGCAGTATTTGACCAGCGCTGCGTTCGTCTGGCACCTTGGTCTGTCACCGGCAGCCGCGGCGCTTAACATGGCGCAGACCGTTGTAATGGGGGTTCCGGTTCTAGGCGCCCGGTTTGGCGGGGTCAGTAGTGCAAGCGCCGCCCTGGTTAAGGCGTCAGCCGACCTTGTCTCCGGCAAGGGAACGATCAGGAGTGCCAATCTGTCGCAAGAGGAAGCCGCTGCCGTCGACGCGTTCTATCGCACAGGGCTCGTCGATCGCACTCAGAGCCACGATCTCGCCGGCGTCGGCGACACCGGTGTCAAATACTCGCCGCTGCGCGCGCGCGTCATGGGGGTAATCGGCCACATGTTCCACATCACAGAGGTGTGGAACCGTGAGGTTACCGCCTTGGCTGCCTACCGATTGGCGCGCGGCGCTGGGCAAGACCACCTGATGGCAATCAACAGCGCGCATGACCTCACATACAAGGTCCACTTCGACTACACGAACAGTAACCGTCCGCGCGTCATGCAGAACGACTTTGCGAAGGTCGCGCTGGTCTTCAGAAATTACACGATTAATACCCTCTACAGACTATTCCGCGACATCCACCAGTCGGTAAAGGGCGAGAGCCCGCAGGCTCGCCGAGAGGCCCGCTATCAGCTTGCCGGCATTACCGGCATGATGGCGCTGATGTCTGGTGTTACTGGCGTCTGGGGGTTCAATCTTGCTATGGCCGTGGCTGGCATGGTGTTCGGTGACGACGACGATCCGCTCGACTTTGAGGAGCGGTTCAAGGCCGACATGCTCGATGTCCTTGGTCCGGAGCTCGGAGGCGTCGTCCTCAAGGGGGTACCCGGGCACTATCTCGGCGTCGATCTAACCAATCGCATAGGCATGCCGGACTTGTTCTTCCGCAGTCCCGGTCGCGACCTTGAGGGGGCGGCATGGTACACACATTACGTCGGAGAGGTGTTGGGCGCCGTCGCAGGGATGGGTGAGAAAATGGCGCGGGGACTTACGCTCGTTATGGACGGAGATATCGCTCGAGGGGTCGAGGTTTCGTCGCCCAAATTCGCGGCGGATGTGATGAAATCCTACCGCTACTACAGCGAAGGCCTTCAGTCGATTAAAGGCGACGAGTTGCTGCCGGCGGACGAGATTGGCATCCATGGCGTCGTGGCGCAGGCCATGGGTATCTCGCCGGCGATCGTGTCCGAGACTTGGGAGCGATCAGGCGCCCTGAAAAACGCCGAGCGGCGCGTGATGGACGAGCGGCAGCGTGTGGTGAACGCCTGGGCCATGGCGGCGCTCGCCGGCGACAAGGAGGGCGTCGCCGAGGCGATCGAACGCGTGCGCAAGTTCAACATGAAGCCGGTGCACAGCGCGATCCCGATCACCCAGGACACGCTCAAGCGCTCGATCAAAACGAGGGTGCGCAACGCTGCCAAGCGCGAAGACGGCGTTCTGATCCAGAACGAGATCCTTAGTCAGCGGCTCAGAGCGGCGATGCCGGAGCGGCTTTATTGAGCAAGCTAACCTGACGAAGAACAAAAAAGGCGGCTACCAGAGCCGCCTTTCCCAAACGCGTCTTGCAAAACTCAAGCAGCGACGAGCTCGTATGAGCTCGCACCGTTATCGTTCGCAAACTTGATGTTGATAGGCTGGGCCTGAGCCGTCGGAATGCTCTGGCGAGAGAGCTCCTCGATGCCAAGCTGCAGGCCAAGGTTCAGCTTTTCCATGGCGAGCTTGCGAATGATCGCCTCGGCAGCACTATCAATATCGTATTCACCACGCTCCCAGCGGCCAATGGACTGCTTGTCATGATGGACCACAGCCGCCAGTTCCGATTGGGTGTAACCCATCTCGGTCCGCAGGAATCGCAATTCCTCGCCGGTCATGCCGTGCTTGTGTGACACGATCCCTTGGGAAATGCGAAGGTGAAGCTCATTGATAGCCGGAATCGTGATGATCTCATCACCGGCATCATCTACGTGGAACACCAGACCGTCGATGAAGACGTTCTGCAGCCCGCACTCAGTGTAATGATACCTATTCAT